ATTTTCATCAGTAACTTGTGAGTTATCTATATCAGTAAAAACAACATCTTGTGCTAAATAATCAGCTTCATACCATTTATTATTATCTTCATCTACAACGGTAATTATGTTGACTACATTTTTTTCTTCCAATACAATTTTGTAGTATGGAGTAACAGCACCTACAGTGAAATTCTTAGTAACAATCTTACCAGCAAAAGCCTTAGCAGTTTTTCTTAACAAGAAAAATTGTGGAACTCCCAGTGAGTCTCTAGAATATACACTAACTTCTCTAGGTGAAAATCTAGTATCAACTGAAAAATCTAATGGTTCACTTATAATGAAATTTTGATCTGAGTTATTTAATAACTCCATATTTTCTCTAATTGACAAACAATATTTTTCATCCGGTACATAATTTCCATCAGAATCAACCTTTGATGGAATTAATTGAAACAATTCAATTTCAGTTATGGATGATTTGGTAGGTGTAGTTTTATATCCAAGATATTTAGCTAACGCAATGACATTTTTACGTTCTTCTGAATATGGCATCAATGATTCTTTGAACTGATAATCAATGTAGTATGATAATACATCACCTACATATGCAGCCTGTTCAATGAACATCGTACCTGGTGAACTTTCACTAAAATCCTTATATGTTTTAGGAAAATAGTTCTTGGAAAATTCAATCAAACCTGCTTTAAATGATGCAAAATCTCTATTGAGATATCTAATATCTTTGTTAAGAGGTTGAAAGGATTTTGGTTGTGTGTCTGCCATATTATTATAGATTACTTGTTACAGTTAAACCAAGTACATCAGTTTGATTGTTTACCGTAAATTGTATTTTTATGCTTATTATATAATTATCAGTGTTCTTGTTTTTTTGAGCGGTTGTAATGTCTAAAAATACAGTATTTACAATTACATTTGGAAACCAATAATTCATGTCTTCTTTAATAACATTCTTTAAAATATCATCAAACCCTTCAATATTTTGTTCAAATAGATATTGATACAATTTTGTACCAAACTGAGGGTTAAATCTTCTTTCACCTGGTCTGGTGTTGAAAAAATTAGTGATATTGGCTTTAATCTGAGTAAGAGTGTCATATGACTGCTCAAAATACCCATTTATGCCAGATCTTAAAGGTAATGTTAAACCAATTGGATTCATATTATGACATTGATACTAAACCACCACCACCAAGACCTGAGGACTTTTTCTTATCAACCGCTTTCATCAATTTTCTAAAATCTCTATTAATAACATTAAGTACTTTGGCCTGTTCTTCATTAACTGGTGTTATTTGTTGTGGAATCTGTACAGATTCATTAATATTAGCGCCACCTAAAGATTCACTTCGTAATGCACCCATTAATCCCACATAAGAACCTTCTCTTGGAACTCCACCTACAGTTTCATTCAATACAGCATTTAATGCTTCATTATTTGTATATTTCTTAAATGTTTTCTTTGCTGGTTGTATATTTTCAGATGGTTTATGTGAAACTTTTGGTGTTTCCAATTTTTCACTAACCACGGGTTTACTTTGACCAGTTAATATTTCACTCAAAATATTTGGAATAAGAGTTGGAAGAGTCTTTTGAAGTTCTTCTTTTATTACTGATCTGATTATCTCTTTTAATTCTTGTGTTTTCATACTTGTTGATAATATATAATTATATTTTACTACATACCAAAATGTTTTATTTATTTACCAAAATTAATTTGGCTTTATCATTGATGCTTGGACTGAAAGTGGTGTGCCTGGCAAAATAGGTACAATTTTGAGTTTAGGTATAGTTGGAAATGCAGGTGGTTTGATAATTGATGACATTGGAGGTACATTTGGTATTGGAACCTTTGGTATTGACGGAACACTAGGTATAGTAGGCAAATTTGACATACTTGGAAGTTTTGGTATAGGTGGTATACTAGGAATTGAAGGAATAGATGGTATTGAAGGAGGTGCCGGTAGTGAAAAATTTGGTACTGATGGAACAGCGGGTATAGGTGGAATAGAAGGTATTGATGTTGGTAAGTTTGTTTTTAAATTTTTATATGTTGATGTTTCTGTAAATGTCTTTTTATAATCAAGACCTGATACTCTTTTTAAAGGCAATTTTGGCACACTTGGAAGAGGAGGAATACTTGGTAAACTAGGAGTTGGTAAAGAACCTAGTGGATTTTGTAAGTTTAATGATGGTGGTGTAGGTAAAGTATACATAAATTAACTCCAAGTTGATGGATTTGGACCTCTTGTTTTACCATTATAACCTCCGGGAATACCACTTCCGTTAAATACATTAATATCAGTTGGTGGTGTTCCTCCTTCAATAGAACCACCATTTCTTCCCGGAGCATAACCACCTCCAGTTAAAAATACTCTTTTACTTAATATTTTATCAAGACTATCTCTCCAAGCTTTTAATTTTTCTTGTGGAGTTGAAATTTGATTAGTCAATTGTGTTGGATAATCTGCTAGTTGACCTGATTGTTCATCTGGAGTATGTGTTATAGATGTAACGTGTTCATGGTATTGCCAATGAACGTGATCTAATATCAAATCTGCAAGGTCATATAGAAAGTCAACAGTTGTTTGACCTAACAAAGCGGGTTCATTTGTTTGATCATATTGACCTAGATATATTGCCGGACTATTAATCACTGTTTTTGTGTTTGTAGTCATTACTATCTGACCATGTGAATCAACTGTATATTCATTGTCAGTTACAATTCCATATCTCTTTTTAGAATAATGTATAGTTTCTCCATTTCTACTACTTACTATAATTCTATCACTATTAATAACAATTTGGTCTCCGGTAAGTATTGGAGGTCTAAATTTAGTACAACCTGGAGGTGAAAATGCGGACACTTCTTCTTTTGAAACGGAAGGATCTTGAAATATTTTCTTTTTACATGTTGAGGTAAAGTTAGATTCAGTTAATCCAGATGTTATATGAATAGATGTACCGTCCTTATTAATATCTTCAGATACATATCCACCTGCATTTTTTTCTGATATGTCAGGTATAGGTTTTGATATATTCTTTTGTCTGTTTCTGATCAAAATCATCGGATTACCATATCCTGTTAATGTATTACTTACCGGATTTGTATCACCATCTTTATTATAATAATCTGTGTACTTTGGATCTCCTATATCATTGTCTCTTATACTATCATACGCAGAAAATCTAATAGATTGGCCGTGTCTACTTTCTATTACAGTGTCACCTTCAAATCTTTTTACTGAACGTATCTTTCCGTTTGATTTGAAATATCTACCCAAAACAGTTACATTACTTGTATTCTTATATTGTTTAGAAGTTAAATATGAAACTGGTCCCTTATACAAAACATCTGGATCAGTTGGATTATTTTTTATTTCTCTATTTCCTCTGTTTAATCCAACTCTTTGTTCAAATGTAGGATTAGCATCATTATTTGTAAATCCTGTTATATTGATTTTTCTGGTATAATAAACTTTACCAAGATAATTTACTACTGATACAACTTCATTTACAAGTGGATATTCAGTTATACCTGTATTTTCTAATGGTAATGCCCATGGCAATTTTTCTTTTTCTACAGTTTTATGAGTACTAAATGGTCTGACTAATACTCTACCAATCCATGTATAATCTTTATCATTTTGATCCGCAGGTTTATCATTTGCAGCATCTGGCCATTCTGTTGGATTAATATTAATCTTTGTTTTGAATATTGGATGTGAATCATCAAGGATTACGTCCAACACAACTGCTGGTTCAAATTGTAAAGATGAATTTAAAGATGAATCACTAAATGAACTAAGTGGTTCAACTCTTATTGCTGATATTACTGAATTATAATCTGAATATCCTGGCATATTATTTCTTTGAGTTTATTTCAATTGGAGTATTGATTTCTTTTGTAATTTTGTCAACTTCACCCATCAATTGTTTACGTTCATCCTCACTCAATAACATTCCCATATTACCGTCATCACCTTGACTTTGACTACTAATAATACGTTGTACCACTGCGGCTAATTTGACAAGTTGTTCATCATTTCTGACTGAAACGTCCAAATAATCCTTAATTAGTGGTACAACTACTATTGCATCATTAGCGGTTTTAATCATACTTCTAAGATCAGATACCAAAATATCAATTTGGTCCTTCTTCTGTTCAGAATTAACAACCACATCTTTAAGTAAACTAGAGTATTTTTTACCCTTATATAATTCAAAATCTAAGTCCATGACTATAAATATTGAAAATACCACGTTTTACTTAAATTTATCTAGCGCACATCTCTTGTTTTAATGTTCCTCTGTCAGAATAAGATTTAGTAATAGTATTTTGGTACTGTTTCATCTTATTAATTACTTTGGTAATCTGTTGAGTTTTACAAGAAGATATTTCTCTGATATACAAATATAACGCTTTTTTATTGAAAGAATCAATTCTGTCACTGTTTCTGAATAATTCAATTACTGCATTGGCAATATTTAAATCACGTTGTTTTGTGAATATTTTACCAATATTTTTTTCCCAATAATCAACCATTAATTTCATAAACTCACTTGTTTCCAATTTATCATGATAAGAATCAGTGGTTTGTAAACAAACGGTAGTATCACTCGGTGTGTCAGAGATATCAACGTGTTGATTAAATCTCTTATAATTGTTATTGTTGTGGAATATTAAATAGTTTTTGGCAACAATACTGAAATAACTAAAGGCCTTACCTTTACCTTCTTCAAATTTATGCATATTAGCAACTAAATGTGCAATTGTTTCCTTTTGAATTTCTATAGGACTGTTGTCAAAATATGTAAATTTAAATGTATTAAATACATTTTCTACTAGTTTATCAAAACAACGTTTAATTTGTTCCTCATAAATTTCATTTCTAATATCCATAGACTGTTCCTTATTATACTGGATGATAGACTTTTCAGTATCTGTAGTAAAATACATTTTTTCCCCGCTCTTCTTTTTTCTCTTTTTTGGTTGAGATACAATCTCAGGAGTGATTGTTACAATACTATCTTTCAATTTTTTTTGTTCAACAATTTTTTTTGATACTTTGTTTGGTTTAATTGTTTTTTCCTGAATCTTTTTCTTTGGTTTAATTACTTTTTTATCTAATTTATTTTTAATATGTATTGTTTTTTTATTTGATTTAAGTCCAACAGTTTTTGAATTTTTCATTCAGTCCTTTCCTTTAATTTTTCAATTAGTTTAATTATCTCAGAAAAAACAAAACCTACATCATCATCTTTTTCAAACATCTGCTTATCATCTAAATCTTTTAATTTTGAATATGTAACGGATACTTCTTTTTTAATGTCTAACAACCAATTTTGGTATGTTTCTATTTTATCAAGATTGACATCTAATGCATAACCTAAAAATATGTTAGCACAAATAGAAGCGGTCAATAATACTGACAGTATAATTATCATGATCTTTATTCTGATAAATCAGAGTCATCCTCTAGATAATCTGACATATAATCCAATACATCATCAACTAAATCCCAGTTTTCACGGTTCTTTGCTTCATTTAGAAGCGACATTATTTCTTTAATATCTGCGATATCCATATATATAGTTTAGACTGATATCTAAATATATAGGATATTAAGTTAAAAACAACATTTTTATTAAAAAATAATAATTTTATTTTTATTAAAAACTAAAGTGTGGTCCTCTATTAGATGAAACTTCTTTTTCTACTATTTTTTCCACAGGCACTTCTTTAATTTCAGTAACTATCTCTCTAATTATTTTTTCATTCTTAACTTCTTCTTCAGCTTCTTTTTTTGCCTGTTCTACTACAGATTCTATATTTTCTGATGGTTCATCAACTGAATCTTGATGTTGATATATCTTGATATCATCTTTTGGCTTTTCAACCTTATCAGTAAAATTTAATGTAGTGTTATATGCCAATAGTAAACATATAGCCAACGGATCAAATACGGATATAAGAGCAACAATAAACCATGTTACACCAGTATTCATGTCAACTTTAAATTGTTCTGATATAAATTTAAATGTTTGTATATCCTTCTTACTTCCGGCTTCTACCTTAATCTCAGCAATTTTCTTATCAAATGATTGTAATTCATCAATTCCTTTTTGTATCTTACCGTTTTCAGATTCAATGTCTTTTTCACTCTTATCTATTAATTCTTTAGTTTGTTCTTGTATTTGAGCCAATTGAATTGGATTACGACTAATAACTACATTAGTCATACTTTCACCCAATCTTGCTTCTTGACTATTTCTTAAAGCAACAATAGATTCAATTCTTTTCTTTGCAGAATTAATTTTATCTTCAGTGTATTTTTTCTGATCATTGATTACCAAAATTTTATCTTCTGATAATTTATTTTCAATTGCGGATTGTTGATATGCAGATGTTAAATATCCAAAAATACCAAGAGACGTAATAATCATTAGTATTACAACTGCGGAAATTAAATATATTTTAAGCAACAACTTAATTTTATTCCAATATCTATATAAAAAACTAGTAGCTACTAATTTACCTATTTCAAGTGAACTTGCCATAATCATGGATGCTAATGCAGATCCACTAAATAACATTCCAATACCAATTATACTGAAAAATGCAGCACAACTTGCTATAAACAAGGATGATACACCAACAATTCTTTCAAATTTGAATAAATCTTTCATGCGTATATATTATTGAATACGGTAAAATTTTACCATTCAAGTATTACTTGTCCATGTGATCCACTTCCACCATTAATTACTCCTACAGAAGTGAATGAACTTGCTCCACCACCTCCGCCTCCAGGATAATCACCTGCATATCCATTCCATGATGAACTTAGACTTGTAGAAATTGCTGGATTTTGTATACCGCCCATACCACCATAAAAACTACATCCACCGGCAGAACCAGATAAAGTTGT